GGTATCTGCGAACCGTTTTGTCTGATTACGCCCGATTTGACGATGCGTTACTGTCCTATTTTGATTTTAATTGACTATAATGCGGCTTAAAGAATGATTGTTCAAAAAGGCGTTAAAATCGCGTTTTTAGAGCGTTTTACCATTGGGATAGGCAAACCCTTATCCGAGCCGACAAATGCGCTAAAAAAGCGGTCAGGACGAATCCTGACCGCTATCTTGAATAAATCGGGTAATCACACAAACAAATCTCCCTGATTTTTTGCCCGCTCCGCCAACCCGACCTCCTTGACGATGCGGTAGATGTGCTGGACGGTTAAATCATATTTGCGGGCAAGCTCCACATGATTCTTGCCGTTAAACTCCTTATAAATCTTCAGGTCGCGCTCGGATACCCTGCCCAAAAGGTTTTTGGGGAAATAAATCAACTGCCCGCCCCAGTTGCTGGTCAGATGATGAGACAGCTTTTTAGATACCTCGACCGCCTGCTGCCGCTCCATCGGCAATACCGACATCAAGCAGGCGACCGCCTGGTCTTCCAAGTCCGCCACCAGCTCAGGCACTCTGTTGTCTGCCATTTTCCACCCTCACTTTCCACTTCTTCAAATGCTCGATGACCCGTATCGCGTCATCAGTTCCTAACCATCCATGATAATCTATGCCCGTCATGCGTTTGACAAATCGAGCCAGGCTCAATTCAGACGGGCTTCGCACCGCGCCCAAATGGTGCAGCTCCAACCAAAGCGCGCGTATCTTTTTGACCTGCGCCTCCATCATGCGGTTGGGCATATGCACCGGCAAATCAGGCTTGCTTGATGCCGCCTGCGCTTTTGTGGTAACCACAAAACCCCGCATCTTCATTGCCCGTACGGCAAGCTCCAGCTCTTCGACCGACAGTTTGGTACTGCTCGTCTTGCCGCATGACAGGTTGGCGAGCAGCGCGCGGTATTCGCCGTCGTCCATCATCAACTGGGTTTTAGCCACATGGATGAGCCGTATCAACCGCTGTTTTTTCTGAGCACGGGTTTCCATTTCCAGCCCCCTAAGAACCTCAAAAAAGTGAAACAACGTTTCACTTTTTTCAAGAAAATCAATAAATAATGATATTCTATTCGGGATTTTTGCGCAGTGCAACTAAAACGGAAGGACGCAAAAAAGGTCGCCTGAATCTCTTCAGACGACCTTTTAAACATCAGCGGCTTTAACGGTTAACCGCTTCTTTCAACGCCTTGCCTGCACGGAATTTAGGCGTTTTTCGTGCCGCGATGGTCAGCGGTTCGCCCGTTTTCGGATTGCGGCCTTTACGCTCGGCAGATTGGGCGGTGTGGAACGAGCCGAAGC